TATTGGGTTTGTTGTGCAAGAACACTACTATTTGCTCCAGCCCTTAAAAATCCAGAACGCATTGTTATAAATAATTTTATTATATTTGCAACACCGTTGGCAAGTAAGCCAAAAGTCATTAATAAAACTGGACCAATGACTCCAACAAGGGTAGTTGCTACAATAATAAACTTCTTTGTACCATCTCCAAGATTATTAAATTTTTCTAAAAATAAACCAATTGCTTTAGCAACTGGAGTAATTGCTTTTAAAAACTCTTTTCCTATTGGGGCTAATGCAAGTTTTAACTTTTCTACAGACTCCTTAAAGTCTGTCCCAATTGCATCTTCTAACACACCAAGTTCTCGTTCAGATAAAATAGCAAGTTCTTCAACTGATGCCCCAGCAAGGTCTAGGACTCTAGCAGCCTGAGTTCCATCTTTTGTTACGTTTTGAAATAATGTTGATAGACGTGAAAACTGAAACTTACCAAATAATTGCTCAATTGCACGAGCACGATTAAGAGGATCTATTGTGTCAAGAGCACGAGAAAAGTCTATAACGGTTTGTCTTATATTTCCTTTGTTAGTTTCAACAATACTTTTAATGTTAACCCCAAATCCTGCAAGCATATCGCTAGCCTTCTTTGTTGGGTTAATTAATGATGCAAGACCAGACTTAAGTGCGTTAGCACCTTCTGATGCATTGATGCCACCTTCTTTCATGGCTGTTAAGAAAAATGCTAAATCTTCAACTGATCCACCAAGTTGTTTAACAACTGGTCCTGCTTTAGGAATTGCTATTGTTAAATCTTCAATAGATACAACAGTCTGGTTTTCAACTGCGTTAAGGAAATTTATTTTACCTGCTAATTCTTCTGCTGCCACACCAAAAGCATTTGTAACTGATATTGTTGTTTCTAATGCTTGTGCTTGTTCTACCCCGCCAAGAACTGCAAGACGAGTTGCTTGTGCTACTTGGGCTGTTAGGTCTGCACCTGTTTTACCCATTGCAGCAGCGTTGGCTGCCATTTCCATAGTATCAACAACGGCTACTCCATATTTAGTAAATTCTTCAGCAAGTTTTTGTATATTTTCTAAAGCCTTATTTGTTTCATCAGAAGTCGTAAACATGTCTCCGTAAACACGCTTAAACCTTACAGCCTGCTTTTCAAGATCCATAAATACTTTAGCAGCAGCGCCACCCAAATACAAAAGAGGTACTGTGAAACCAACCATAAGTTGGCGTCCTGCCCACTGTGTATTTTTACCAAAGTTTAAAAGGTTGGTAGATCCTTGTTTTAATAATTGATTTAGTATTGCTTGTTTTTGTGCTGCTACCGCTAATTTTGTAGAGTAGTCTTTCATGTTTAAAGTGTTTGGAGTTATTGAAATTGCTTTCATTGCTCCTGATGCATCACGACCCATCTTGATATACTGGGTCTGCATTTTCTTAACACGCTCTTCGGCTACCTTGCCAATCGTGTTAAATTCTTGTTTAAATAGTTTGCCAAATGTTCTTGTAGATCCGCCTGCATAACGGAAATACTCACGCATAGAGAGTTTATTTTTCTCCAGTGCGTGAGTAAACGATTCTGTTGAGGTTCTTACTAACCCCATTTGTGCACGGAATTTACCCGTTGCATTTATTGAGTTTAAGAGGTTAGTCTGTAAACCCTTTTGGGCCATGGCAGCAGCAGCGCTGCTCTTTGACACTGATGAATGAAAGTTTGCTAACTGACGCTGCAGAGCCTTGAGTTCTGCCAATGCCGCTGACGTATCAATGTGTACGCCAATATTAGCATTTACATCAGCCATTCATTTACACCTCTTATGTTATTTAATTGTTTGCAAGCACTGTGTTTAATAGAGCGTTTGCATCTGCTAACTTAACTCCAGAAGCGGCTTCAATAATTTTATAAACTGTTGGAAGGTCTAAAACCTCTTCTAGTTTACTAATGTCTTTGGACAGATCTGGATTGTATTGTTCCATAGCAATTTGTACGCATTCAATAAGAAGAGTCATTGACTTATCGTTATCTTCTGCTACCCCTGCCACCTGCTCAAACTTCTTCATAAATGGACGAAGCAAAGAAATCTTAAGTGATCGTACCTTAATTTTTGTGCCATCCATGAGAACAAGTTCTTCACCCTCTTGTACTGTTGTTGCCATTTGTGTATCCTCCTATATAGGCTATGTCAATTATAGCATAGGGAAGTTATTTTGTTAGGTCTTCGTAATCCAAACCCATTCCAATACCAAACCCTGCTTTCTGTGCATTAGGTCCTTGTAATGCTAAAATATCATTGCCATCACCAGTCTGTCCTTTACTATAAACTCTGGCTTTCATGTCTTCCCATTCTTTTTGACCTTTGTCTTTATTTGATTCTTTATCTAAGTCTACCCCTTGAATTGCTGCCATAAATTTCTTTTCTGTGTAATCTAATTCTCTAATTACCTCTAGAGTTGCCATTAGTTCTGGCATAGATAAAGATATTTCTAATTCTTGGTAGTCTTTCCATATACCCAGCAAAAACACTTCAGACTCTAATTTTGCAAGATCTAGGGTTTCCCAGGTTTGACCACTATTTAATGCCTGTTCTTTAACTGGCTCTTCTAATTTTTTATTAATTTTAATTCCAGCAGCAGTATCTAACACTTTGTATACAGTTGGCATGTCTATGTTATCTTCCACATCTTTAACGCTTTTAGATATTGAAGGATAAAATTGTTTCATACATACCCTTACACACTCAACTAATGCGCCTATGGCTTCATCATCATTTTTTGTTTTTTTTATTTCTTTAAAAGTGTCCATAAATTCACGCAAATACTTAATCTTTAATGGTGTGATTTCTAACTCGGTCCCGTCAAATAAATGTACAATTTGAGTATTATATATTGTGGTTGCCATATAATTCTATTCTATCACAGACACAACAAAAAACCCACCTCCAAAGAAGTGGGTTATTGTTAATCTAATTTTAGATTATGACTGACCAAATGTTCGGTCTATGATTTTACCGTAAGATCCTGATGTATCTTCTGGTAACAAACGGAATGATACTTCAAACATTGAAGCCTCATCACGCTTTGCTGATACAGTTACGTTTTCAATTGATAGTGCACGGTATGCTATGTAGATGCGCTCTTTGTCATCAAATGTTAGTGGGTCACCAGATCCTGGGCCAACTGCACAAATTGCTCTTTCAATTGGGACATCTCCAATGTCTCCTGCACTTAAATTAAGTGTTTGACCTGTAGATGCTGCTTTGCTTCCTGTAAGTTTGTCATCTGAGTATGCTAATGCTACAAGCAAGTTTTCTAAAGTTGCTTCAGCAAAAGCGGTAGCAAGATTAACTTGCATACCTTGCTTAAATAGTCTTGCTACGTCAAGAACCTGATCTACCTGGACCTCACCAAAATCTGGTTGAAACTGTAGTTCCAAACCATTCATGGTGTAACCAACGTTTGTATAAGAAGCGGCTGCTGTCAGTGTGTCTTTGTAAGACTCACTTGAATCAATAATTGCTACTGATGCAGAAGTTGCTGGAGTTAAGGTAGTATCATTAATGAAGAATGCTGCTGCACCGACAATAATGTTGTTAGACGTACCACGTGTATATGGCATATTGTTTTACCTCTTTTCATAATAATAGATATTAAGTTGTATGGCGTTGTTTCCTCGATACTAATTATATCACCGTTTTAACTATATCTTTGGTTTGAACCTTCTACGCTTACTGTGTGATAGTCATACTCTATGACTAACTTATTTAGCCCCAAGGTTCTGGCTGAGGCCAATTCTATTATATCCCTGCTTTCATCTGCTTGATATACCTTTAGATTATGAAAAAACACGTTTTTAGGTATCACATCACCATTTTCATCTTCTATGTCATTATTTACTATCCAAGAGTTTAAGTCCTGCGCTGCAACGTCTTCTCGATCAAGACATTCTATTATTACTCTGGTAGTGTCAAATAATTTAGAAAGGTTAGGGCTGTAAATAAAATATATTAATTGTTCTCTTTTGTGCTTGTAAAATGATGTAGGTCTAAACCTCATAAGCCGATCAAATATGATTACGGTAGTATCGGGATTATTTCTAATAAAAGGGATGTCATTATAAATACCCTCTACGCTATCAGGCACTTGAGCAGGAAAGAATGGCTGAAATGGTTCAGGTCCAGTTGGCATTAACTCAAACTCTTTGAGTTCGCTGTGAACAAAAGCGTTAACAAAAAGTGGGGGGAAGCCAGTTTCTTTTGATACTACTGATACCATAATACTATTCTACACCAATCTTTGCGTTAGCAATCCATTTAAACCCAGTGTCAATACCTTTTGACCTACCCATTTTTGCTCCAGCCTTTATTTGTTTTTTAAATATTATTGGTCTTTTAATATAGTCATATATTCCACTAGCACGTAAGAATGATTGTTTAAAATATCTTAAAATAAACTCATCCATGGTTTTTTCAAAAGATCCTTGGGCTTGACTTCCTCCAGGGTTTCTAACTGTTACTGGATTTTTAGTAAATACAGTTTGACCATTTTCATCAAAAACAAGAACGGTAGACCTTACTGGCTTAATTACAACTGGAATGCCCTCCTCCATAATTTTGGCTTTGTTGTAAAATGGAACATTTGATTCTTTTTTTATACCTCTTGACTGAGTAAATTTTGAATTAATACTTAATCCTAAGTTGCTAACAGTATATGTAATATTAAATAATCTTGAACTTGGACTGCCTGTTTGATACCATTCGTATACGTGTTGAAGTGCTGCTGGATTTCCCCTTGCAGAAACATCTACATATTTGGCCATTGCCTCTATTGTTCCAACTCCCAAATTTTTTAAAAAAACAGTTTTACCTTTTTGAGCACCATCTAAAAAACCAATAGCATAATCAACTATGTTGTTCATTTCTTTACTAAAGCGTGCTGTGTTTGTTCTAACTATCATTAGTCTTCTACTGTTTGATTTTCTGTTCTACGCAATAAAAATTTAAAATATTCTGTTGCTCCAAAGGGGCCAGTAAACGGCTCTACCGTTGCTACTTCGTAAATAGTTCCACGACCAGACCTTGCGCCTGCTGTTTCTCTGTAGATAACCTCATCACTTACATTACGAATATTTGTTATCAAGATATTGCTAATAGCATTGTCTACATTGTTTGAAGAGGTTCTGGGGTCTATTTTTGTTCTTGCTATTAACTTGTTTTCATATTGTAAAAATGCTTCTGGTTTAATTTGTTCTGTACCCGCACCACCAACTGACGTTGCATTTAAGGTAATAGTTCTATCAAAAAACCATTGTCTAGTTGCTTGTCCGTATTGGGTTTGTGTTATAACTGGATAATAAATGTCGGCCTTCATTGGATATAAAAAATCTGTTTCTGGAAGACATTCCATTATAATACTCCTGGGCGGACAATCGTTTCTTTGTATTTGTCTAGTATCTTGTCTACTAATACGTTTCCAGTACCCTGTGTAAATCCTTTGTCATACCCAATTTTAAACTGATCTGTGCTGTAGTTTTTTATATATCTTTTGTAATAATCTAATCTTCCACACTTAATGTCATCAATTAACATCAGGGTTGCATCTTGAATATCGTATGGTACAACTTTGTATCCTGTCTCAATTAAGAATATGTAGTCAGCACCTTCTGAAAAGGCTACTCCAGGAACTATGGTCTGTGTGTTTCCGCTATCCTCTGTATCAAATAAACTAATAGAGTCTGAAGATCCAAGCGGTATACGAGAGTATCTTCTCTCTGCACGATTTATAGGTCCTTCATTTAGAAGTGGGTCTTTAGTAATTGCTGTTTTATCTTTTGTAATTAAAAATGTATATTCGGTTAATTCTGGACCATCTTCTAAGTCATAAATATCATAAACTAGTGCTGCATTTTCATAAACCTTTAAAATTTTATGTGCCTTTTTCCAAAGAGGCATGTAGTCATTGCCCTGACCAACAACTTCTAAAAACACCCTATCATAATAAAATCCACCAGTAATATTATCAATAATTGTTCTTGCTAAATTTTCATATCCTTTATAAAGTGCTATCTCTGTTGCTGTTCCAGACGTGGCAAGTAGTGTTGGGTCTACGTACGGTCTGTTAACCTCTAGGTTATCTTCTACAACAATGTCACCACGAACAAGTGTTTCTCCAGATGATCCGCCATCTTCAAATATTGTCAAAGCATAGGATTTGTCATACTTTATAAAAACGTCATCTAAAGAATAGACTATTTTTTTACTAGCGTTAGAAGTTACAGACTCTTGATACTCTAATTGTTCTGCAACGTTGTCAATAAGAATTATATAATCAGCATTTGCATCTGGGACTGTGTATGTTACAGAAAGGGGATATGGTGGAAGACGTAGTATCTGCATTTTTATTTACCGTAGTATGAGGCTACCTCTTCAGGTGGTGCTATTCTTACCAACCTGTGGGTCAACCACTTTTCCGATGCCTCCTTTGAGACTATGTTGTATCCTACTTTTAGAGCGCCAATGCTTTCCATGTGTAGGTTTCTATCTGAGTATAGTGCTATTTTGTTTTTCATTGTTTTTTCTTTACCCACTTCTTCTACGATCTCTTCTTCTTTTGCTAATGGTGGAATCCAACTGGCTAAAATTTCTAAAATTTCAAGTTTTGTATTTGATTCAAACAACTCTATTTGATTTTTCTTTGCATATGCTTTCAATGCCATTACGGTCTTAGTTGATAACTCGTCTATTGTTAGGTTCATAATTCTCCTGTGCTCATTTGTAATTATACCAGAATAAGAATAAGGCGGGTAGTTTTTACGCTACCCGCCCTAATATTAGATTTTTTAAATCTTAGGAATCAGCACTATCTGAGTCAACATAAGCGACTGCATCTAGTTCTTCCCATGCAAGACCAAAGCGTACAAATACTGTGTACTCAATTGTGTCTTTCTTTGCCTTGTATTCACGGTTTACAGTGATGTCTCTTTGGAAACCCCATACACGGTTTGAAGGGAATGTCAAATCGACATAACCTGCAGGGTAGTAAGGAACTTCAAGAACATCTACACCAAGTACACGAGTTGTCTGTGAGTTACCGAATGTCTGTGCTCCACCATCAATGTATGCTTGACGGTTTGACTGTGTGCTACCAGTGCGATCAGAGAACGCTGCTGAAATTGCATCTGCCAATGTACCATTGTTACGAACGATACCAGCAAAAGCATCAGTACCTGCGTAGAACTTAAGATTGCTCTTAAGTGCACGGTACTTACGAGGCATTGCTAATAGCAAGCCTTGCATTACTGATGTAGTAAAGTTGTTATCTGATACTGTTGCAGCGTATTCGTGAGCAGCATTTCCTACTGTTCCACGAGTTTGCTTTACGAAACCAGGCATGATTGCAAGAAATGCATCTGCGCCTGATCCAACACCGTTAATTGCAAGATCTTCAATATCGTTACCGAATGCATTGGTCATCAAGCGAACTAGATGATCTTCAAGTGCTCCGCCTTCAATATTGTCTTCAAGTGCTTCTGTTGCTACTTCCCAATCAAGACGAATCTTTTTGGTTGTTAGTTCAACTTTTGTGAATGCTGCACCAACGTTTGTATAATCTGTTACGCCTTGTGCGGCTGCACGAATTACACGCTCTCCAACGTTGACCTTTTCGATCTCCATTGTGTTAGCACGCATTGTGACTCTACGTCCATCTTTAGCGAGAACTGTTGCATCCCACACATAGTCAATGAAACGTTGTGCTTGCTCAGGTGCTAGAATACCACCTGCAGCACCAGTTGGGTTAACTGCATTTGCACCAGATGTTGATCCGAATGCTGCAGTTGCAGTGTTACCAAGTTGAGATCCTACAGACGCTGCTGCTGAATCTAAACCTGTTGCACTACCAATACCACCAGAAACGAAAGCGCCCTGAGAGTTTAACTCAGCGCCTGCTCCGCCTGATCCTGGATAGTTTTTTTCTAGGTCTTTATTTTGTTCCGACATTATTATTCACCTCCTAGTGATTTTACTTATTTAAATAGGTCGGTTGATTTGAGGAAACGACCGTCCCATAGGGATTTTTGAACTTTTAAAGGTTCAAACTGCACGATCTCGCCTAGATCGCCAGACTTGCGGAAAGCGGTGTCTTGTTCTACAAGATCTACTCGCTTACCAAACTCATTGAAAGAACCTTTAACATTGTTTACTTCTGCAGATACGGCCTTAACCTCACCTGATACATTGTCAAGAGACTTACTTAATGCGACAACTTGCTCATGAAGAGACTTAATAGTTGTTGCTAGATCACCAAAGGCATTTGTAAGAGAATTTTTGATTTCTACAACTGCCTCAACAATTGTGTCATCAGATTTTGCTACAACAGTTTGTGCTGCAACAACTTCTCCCTCTTCTGCTTTTACCTCAGAAGAATTTGCACTACCCTCTTCTGATTTAGCAAGAGCAAGTTCTTCAACTGCTGGTGCTAACTCAGCGACTACAGTGGCTTCAGTTGCTTCTGCAACTACCTCTGCTGGCTGTGCCTCTGGAGTGACCTCTACTGCTTTAACAATTGACTCACCCTCAGCAGGTAATGCTGGAATTGTCTGGTTTGTTTCTTCAGTCATAGGACTAACCTCCTTTGTAATCTTAATTGTCCTAATGCCTTTGGCACTATCAACTAAGAACTTTATCATTTCTGTATTATTTTTATCATCCTTTTCAACAAACCCAATGTTTTGCATTGGTTTTCCTGATGTAGGACTTGTTTCATTTTCAGATTCTGATATCATAACAATACCTGCTTCTGAATCCCAAAAAACATTTTCAATATCTGTTTTTGAAAGATACCCATCAATTACGTTAGTTCCATTAATTTTTTCAATAGAAACAATGTTTGCAAACTGATTTGCTGGACTGTCAACTAAAGACAATTCATATAGATCATATTCTTTAATTACTCTAATGCTTTTCTTTAAATCGTCATTGTACGCATCGTCCCAATTTTTAATATTACCGCCAATAGAAAAACCTTTATAGGTTCCATCTAATACTTTTTCCCAAGCATTTTGTGCACCTTTTGAAACATAGGCGGACACGTAGACTCCACTGTAAAATTTCTTTACTGATGGATCAAAGTATCTATCTTCTTTAAACGATACAATTTTACCAACAGCAGATGGCTGATGCATTTCACGTAGGTTACCTCTAAATTTTTTAAATGCTTCAACGCTAGACTCTGTGGTTACAATATCACCTTGTTTGTCAATATTGTCAAGGGTGGCAAAGCCAGAAACCATTCTACGCTCTACATCTATTTTTCCAATAGGCATTGATAGACGAACATTATCGCCACTAGTTTCCCAATGTGCTTTATTTATTAACATATCGTTATCCATTATACCAAACTATTTTACAATTATCTCATTTACTGAGATGATCTGCCTTCACCCTTTGGATTACGACCAGACACGGTAGTTTCTGAGTCTGAGTTGTTGTTTGTTCTTTCTGAATCTCTTTCTCTGTTCCCTGCTAAATCTGCTCTAGCATCAGTTGCCTGTCTTGGAGACATAATAAATGGAGTATCTCCATCTGATCTTTGTGGCAAATCTAACTTTTCACGAGCCTCATTTGGAGTCATAACCTGTGTTTTGACATAACGCTCAATGATTTGAGACTGAGCAATTTCATCTGTAAGGGTTAACTCATTAAACTTAAGTTCAAGAATATCTGTTTTTTCCTTGATTATTTTATTTACAACCTTTTCAATATGCTTTTGTGCTGGGCGTGATACCTGCTCTTTAAATGTACGATCTTGTGAAAGGGCAGCGGAAATGCCTGAATCAGAGCCACCAAGTTTAGAGATAGGAACTTGATGTGCAATAAGGATGTCGTCTCTATTTTGCTTGCGATATTCCTTAAAGGATCCTTCTTGAATACCATTCTCAATTGGCTCCATCTTAAACTCAACTTTATTATCTGCTGTATCGCCAGGAAGTGGGATGTACAAAGTTCTGTGGGACTGAGACTTTAAGCCAGTTTGCAAAAATCTAAACATCTTGTCTTCGCCATCTGAAGATAGTTTTGCGCCCTTAAGCGTCACAATATATCTTGGAACAGCCTTGTTTTCAAAGTAGTCAATGTTATATTGTGATGCAAGTTGATCGCCTATTAAAGAAGGCATTGCTGCAATAATATCAGGTACGCCATAGAATGTGTTTAATGGTGAGTATTCTTTGTAGTGAATAATTTCATTTGGGCGTGGGTCTGCAGTCATTGGGTTTTTATTCTTTGCCCCAAAGTTTCTAAAATAAACTACTGAGTTTCCAATAATCTGTACAAAGCCATCATGTAAGCGACGAACACGCATAGTTGTTGCAGGTATATGACCAAGATATCCAATATCTCCAGCCACAGTTCTTCCTACTTCAAGAAATCCATTACCAGTTGCTTGAACATCTGTGTAGAATTGCTCCATTGTTTTAGTAAATGAATCATCATCATTAAGGTTTTCTAACCAATCCCTTAACTCAAGTTTTGCCCTTTCAATACGATTACGTGCACGGCTAACGGCATCTGTATCTTCACTCATTTCAAACCTTAGCATTGTTCTATCTGCAATATCAAAACGGTAACCAAGACCAACAACGTTTTCTACTTTAGCATCAATGGCAGCATGATTAGCAAAAGAGGTATCATAAAAGTTAGCCAATTCATACATGTTGTATGGAGGGGTAATTACATCAAATAATCCGTAGCCATTTCTGTATACCGTGCCAGGATTGATTTGTTTAGATTCTGAACCTAAGCCTGATGGTATTGCATTGGCAGAATTAAGATATTGATCTGTTGCATAGGTAATTGCTTTTGTTACATTCCTTGATGTTTTTCTACGAAAGTTTTGATCTAAGCCCGTTAAATCTTTTAAAGAGTCCCAAGACTTGTTAAATGGATCTTGTAAGGTAAAAGGGTTTTCGTCCTTTTCTTGTGTGTTTAATGCAACACTTACATAATCATCACTCATGGCTACCATACTTATCATAGGTTTGTCGTGCTGCTACCCAAGCACCATGATCATTCATAGAGGGGATTAAACCACTTTTCATTCTGTCTAGTTGCTCAGAATGTTCACTTTCGCTAATTCTTGTAAGTCCAGGAACAAAAACAGCCTCACCTTGGCCATCATCTCCGTGATGTGTAGCAATTTTTTTTAATTCTGCAATTTTAGTTATATCTCCACGATCAGATGGTATGTTTAACACGTTACCCGAACCATCAGAAAACCAACTACCATTAGACTTTTTGTACACATACAAGCCCCAATTGTAATTTTTTTCTATTACTTTGCGTCGGACGTTGCTAACTTTCTTAAGAATCTCATTATCCATAACCATCAGTATAGCATATTATAGGGCTGAAGCAACACTGGTTGACCAAGTTACGTCCTGATATATTTGCATCTTGTCCGAGTCTACACTTAAACCACTTTCATCATCAAATATTATCTTATTGGTTCCTAGGTATGCTCGATAAATATCTGCTGGACTCACTCCGTATAAGTTTGATGATCCTATTACTAATGTTTGATACCAAGTTTTGTTGGTTTCCCAAAAGGACCAATTAAAGTTAATTGCATCTTCCGTTTTTACTCTAAGCCAAGGCCTTGTAACTGTTCCTTGAATTTGTTGTAGGTTGTTTGCTTGATAGTATGCCACATTATTAAACAATACGGGACCATTAATATTAATTGCCCCTAAAAATTCATCAAAAGTAAGTGCGGTAGGGAAAAATATTCCAAGAACTCCCCATTCTTTAGATGTAAGGATTGGTTCTCTAACCTCTAGACCATTCCAATAATATTGAAAATCATCAAGTATTTGGCCAGTTGAAAGACTTTTTGCAAAAACTCTTGCCCTTGCTCCAGTGTCACTATCTGCCACTATGTAAAATTTGAAGGTATCTTCTTTGTAAACAATCTCAAACAATTCTGTTGGAACTGGTGGAAACTCATCTTCTGAATACCTAAGCCACAGTTGTACTGCACTAACAAGATAGTCTGAAGACAATGCTTGATTTATTGGTAAAGAAATACCACGATTTTCTAAAGAAAGAATATCTCCACGAACTTGAATTCCAGAGTCTTTTGTTAAATAAAGGTATGGCGTACTGCCTTTATAAATAGTAAAAGGATTTTTAGATTTATAATCATAGTATATTCCTGAACGCTTGTAAGGAAATAGGTCAACTCCAAACCTCGTTCCAACAGGATTAAATGAGTTATCGTTAAATGCTTGAGAAGCAAGTTGAAGTCTATTTAATAGAATTGGCTTATTTAATATTCCACGTACATTAAACTCTAAGTGATAAACAATTGCTAGATCATTAAAATCTATGGTCTTACTTGGATAGACTATTGCATTATTTACAACCTCAAACTTTGTTGTTTCCCAATTTTCATATTCATCTATATCGATAATGGAGTCACGTAAAACTGGTTGAGTAATTGTAAAATCACTATCTAATAAATTAGCCCCATCTTCAATATATTGAAAAGTTAAATAACATCTGACTGGAAAGTCTGTGGTGTTATATTCATAAGTCTTTACAGCCTTTTCATTAACGTCTTCGTAATCATTCCAGCCAGTTAATAGTTGATTGTCAAACTGATAATACGTCTTTTGGGTTGGTTGAAAATAACTCTGATATAAATCATCATAGGTCCAAGATGATGTAGTTTCGTTTTCTATTAAGGAGGTTGGTGACGGAACACCTACGTTAAATTGTAAAAAATCTAAATCATAAAATTGATTGCCAACGTCATTAGTTACAAATTGAGCAAAATAAGAAAGTGGTAAATAGTCTTGCCAAGATCCTGAGACTCCTATATCTAAAAAGTAAGAATCATAATTTTCTATAGGCAACAGGGTATAACTTGATAAATGATTAAACAATGCAATGGCATTTTCTTCTTCTGTAATACCAGAAACAGACATGTCGTCAAAAACCGCTATACCTTCGGAATTAAAATAATCAGATATAAGGAGTGTGTTTTTTGTTGTAGCAAACCCAACAGAATACATTCTTCCTAAAAAGGTTTTACTTAAAGATCCATCTCCGCCTATATAAACCTTAAGTGAATTTCGACTACCAAAAAACGTAGAAACATTACCACCAAAATTTTCTATTAGTGACTCTATGTTAATACCTGCAGAAAATAGTTGGTGGGATTCAATAGTTTCAGATGTGTATATTACTTGATTAACATCGTTATAGTATAAGTTATATGTAATCACATTCTGACTTTGCTCAATTGAAAAATAATTATTGTTTAAAGAATTATAAATTTTAAATAAAGTTTGATTAGAGTTAAGGTTGTGATTACTAAACACACCGTAAAAAGAGTCTACCTTGGTGTTTAAAATATTAAAATTATTAAAGTTAAAGTAGCAAGTTTTTGTATTCCAAGAATTGTTAGGCCTAAATGTTATAAAGGTCTCATTGTCAATTGGTCCAGACACGCTACTTTGAATTGTTTTATTGTCTTGATATAGTTCTGTTAAAGTTTTATCTGATAAAAAGATTTCTGGAAGTCTGTATTCAGGGGTTCTTAAAACTTTTGTTGTTGTTGTTAAATTATCAAAAGACCCCTGTTGCCATTCAGCAAAATCAGGATAACTGTAGTTGGCTGTGTAATCAGCAAAAGAATAATCAATAAATGCAGATGTTCCTCCATAAGAAGAGTTAATCCCTTCTGGAGAAATAACTCCTTGTCCATAAACCCACCTTCTTTTTGCTACATTTATGGGAACCTGATAAGAATAAATAGCAACACAATCTATGTCGACTGGGGTAATGTCATCGTATGCATAAAATCCCAACCAGTCCTGACTTTTATTTGATTGATTTTTTTCTTCTGGTAATTCAAGATTGTCTGTCTCAATTGTTAAAGATATAACTTCTTCTCCGTTTAAAATTAAACTTGCAGCATTTCTAATTAATCTAATCTGAATAAGCATTGGTCTAAACCACTCTCCAACAAAGTGAGATGAAAAGTTTTTACCTATCACTAATGTTAAAAATCCATTATCAGCATAAAGACCATCTTCTGATGCTATTGGACCAAATATTCTTTTAGAGGTAGCGGAATCTGAATTTATTCTTGCCCAAAACTCTACCGTATAGTCTTTATATTGACCAAGTTTATTTAAAAATCCTTTTCCTGGAACAATTAAAGATGGCTCTCCGCTAGGATTTGCTCTAAGAGTTGTTATATTAGATGCTCCATAAACTAAAGGTATGCTTGTATTTTTTGCAAAAAGACTGTTATCTGAAACTATGTGATAGGCATTTTCTCCAGACACTCCGTAGGCTGGTGAGGGAATTACCTGATCTGAAGTTAATGCTATTCCTGTTGGCATTGTTATTGGAACAACCCCAAGTGATTGATAATTAAATTCTTCAGACCATTGACCAACACTGACTCCATTTATATAATACAAGTAGTCAGAGGATGTTGCTCCACCAGTTTCAGAGGTTATCTTTATTACAACTCTAAGTGTTGTATTTTCACTAACTATTTCTGAGGTTTGTGAAACAAATACCCAAGAGTCTGCTGTAAGATCTTCATAAGTTTTTAACTTTTGAACTATACTTGCTGTTGTTGTGTCTGTGTATTCAAACCCAATAGATATAGAGTTTATGTGTGGGCTATCAACGTATATGTGAGCACCTACACAAAACGTACCAAGATCTGTATTTAGGTCTGAAAAATTTACTAACTCTGGGCTGATGCAAACAATATCTGCAGTTGCTCCTGCGGGAACAGTTCCTAATAGTTTATTTACTTCTACTGTAGAAAATGGTGCGTTTACATCTGATGTTTCTAAAGAGGCGGTTGCCCCACTTACCGTCCAAAAATTTTGAATATCTTGATAATCTAAATCAAATAAACTTATATAGTCAACGGTTTGATCCAAAGCCCATAGCGCCAGAGGATGCTCTGAAAATATCTTTTCTGCATATAAATTAGACGGGTTGGCCATATTTCTCCTATCCTCTTATTATAGCAGGATGAAGACTAATATAATTTAATTTCGCAAGCGTCTGTTGAGCAGTACTTTTCAGATTCAGCATCAAGATTGTCTTTGCCATCATAAATAGCAGACCAATCAATTTTGCCAATTGTTCCAACATAAGCATTATATTCTTCTCTTGTTATTTGACTGTAAGGTTGTTGCGGGTATGTTTTATTACCCATTGGCAAAAACGAAACTGCCTTTAATTGACCTTCATACATATGAAGTGCTGGAGCAATATGTTTGGTCTCTGAATCTTTATCAAATGAAAGGGTAACAGAAACTCCATTGTCAGACCAATACTTTTGAGCGGTAGCAGCCAAACCAATCTTTTCAAAAAGACTTACATCTTTCTCAGATCTTGGATGTCCAGATGCTACTGGAAAATATACTACTGAAGTGTTTGCAGATACTAAGTCTGCTTCAATTTTATACCCTGCCGCTTTAAATAAATGAAGCATTGGATCTGTATTTCCAAACCTAATAGCACGAAGATAGAATGCTCCGCCAGGACCCCAATGAACTCCAGGAGTGGCACCAGAAAGTAAAGATACAGAGCCAGAAGGTTTGACGGTAGTTACACGAATTGATTCACGTACACATAACCACTCTGAATATGTATGATCGTATGAACGAATTTTTTTATACCCTTCGTCCATCCACTCACGAATTACTGGCATACCTTTTGTATCTGCAAATGATGCAATACCAGTTAAAGATGTTCCAATGCGACGATTACGTTGCATAATTCCATTTGTGGTTTGCCAGTGTGTTGGCATTAATGTAACAGTCTTGCCATATAGATATGCAAATTTTAATGTACGAAGAAAGTCTTCTCTGTCTTCATGACGATTTAAATGAACTTCTACGAGAGTGCATAGTTCATAACTTTCTAAAGGTTGTTCAGCGCAAGGATTGAATCCCATAACACGAGAATCTTTATAGTCTGCAGGATCTGCTAGTCTTCCATAATCTCTAGCAACGTCTAGCCAAATAAATCCTGGCTCACCATTATCTGCAATTAAATCAACATAATCTTTATACTTTGTTCCAACTTCTGCAGCAATAGAGTTGTTAGACATCCATGCCCATCCTGGATTTTTTGAATCAAATGAGTTTCTATCTGGAAAAACCTCTGCATTTTTTAAATTAATAAAATCTTTGTCTTCTGGTAGTCCTAAAGCCAAGGTAGCAGAACGACGAACATTTCCAGATACAACGCATGTACCAATAAGGTTAACAATATCTACTATCGCTCTAGAATCAAGTTTTTCTCCTGTTCTACCGCCGATAACTGCGTCTATCTTGTTATGTAGTGCAATAAGTGGTGCTGGACCGCTAGCAACCCCTCCAAAGCCTTTTATAGGGGCACCTAGAGGACGGATAAGGTCATAGTTAAACTTTTGTATAGCCTGATTAGGGCGTAGATATGAGTTTAAAAGCATTCTTACAGAGTCTACCCAGCCTTCACGAGTATCTGGAATTTCCCATACATTTTCTGGCTCTGTTGGGGCATAGATAGGCATTTCTTTATCTTGACCAATGGTGTCAAACCCTACACCTATACCTAGCATTAAAGCATCCATTACCCAAGCAAACAAGGCTCCTGGATCATTACGATCAATATCACGAGTAGAAACCATAGCACAATTTTGTAGGGATGCAGAGTTGCGCTTTTCCATAGTCATAGGGGTTCCAAATGCCCATAGACCACGACCTGGTGGAGTCCATTTTAAATTAAACATACGATCATAGGCTTCTTGAGCAGATTTCTGAGCCTTGTTATCATTCCAAGGTAGTCGATTATCTTTAGCGTGATTTTTTTGTACAGAGTACATTCCTTCAATTACCCGCTTACAAACCTCATGCCATCTTTCTTTTGTACCGTCTTCTTTCATACGAGAGTATGTACGTATAAAGGTGATTTCGCCTAATGAGTTAGAGCCTGCGTCTGTAAAACCAAAGGGTGCTGGCACTCCAACATACTTGTTTACGAATTCATCTGTTAAACGAAAAGAAAAGATATCTGACATTTATGTTCCAACTTTCTATTAATATTATAAGTACTTTGTAAAATCCAAAGTAGTGTTAAGTATATCATAGAATTAAAAAGAAAAACACGCTTGTTTAAGGCGTGTTAATCTCTAGTTTAGAGTTAGTGCTTTGTATTTTATAAAGTACTATGCACCAATCAACATTAGTTCACTAAATGCTGCACCTTGTGCTGGTGTTGACCAAGATAAAGTTGCAGAGCCATCTGTTGACAAAGTTTGCCCTGCTGAACCATCTGCTGCTGGAAGTGTCCAAATTTTGTTTGTTGTAACAGTTCCTGGAGACTTAAAACCAACATAGTGACTTGAGTCTGTATCTGCAAGTCTAAGTTCTTTAGTGGCAGAAAGAAATAAGTGTTCTGAAGATGTCCATGAGTCTGTAGCATCTACCCAGTTAAATGTCTTATCAGTAGTTCCCTTTAATGTTATACCACCACCATCTGCAGTTGCGTCTTGTGGTTCTGCAGTATCTCCAAGAACAATGTTCTTGTCTTCAACAACTAAATTAGTTGAGTTAATGTTTGTGGTTGTTCCGTTAACTGTTAAATTACCAGAAAGAGTTAGGTCTGTTCCAGATACCGCTCCAGTAAATGTTGCTCCTGATAGTGCTGCTACGTTTGCTGTTAAAGCAACTGTTCCTGTTTCGTCTGGGAAGGTGATTGTTCTGTCTGCGGTAGGATCTGTAAATTGAATAGTAGTTTCAAATTCATTTGCAGTAGCGCCTTCAACCACTATTGATCCATCTGAAAGTGTAAGTCCTGAAATTACTGGACTTGTTAAAGTTTTGCTTGTAAGTGTTTCGGTACCAGCAATTGTAGCAAAATCTGCATCTGACATTGCTGAGTTAAACTCTGTCTTTGTACCAGTTACAGTATTTGTTGATAATGAAATTGATTTGTTTGAAAGTGTAGTTGTTGATGATGCTGTTACTGAAATATCACTTGTAAGTGCTACAGTTCCAGTCGCATCTGGAAGAGTAATTGTTCTGTCAGCAGTTGGGTCTGTTACTTGAAGTGTAGTCTCATAAAAATCAGCGGTAGCACCTTCAAAAACAATGCTTGTACCAAATGCAGGGTTTACTGTTGAGTTAACATCAATAAAATAATCTAAGTCTGCCCAGTGATTTGTTCCATCACCAATTTTAAACTTATTAGTATCTGACTCCCACCCAAGTTCTCCAGCATTTAATACTGGGTTTGCAGATGTCCACTGTGAAGCGGTTCCTCTGCGCTGTTGCATTCTGGTTGCCATTTATGCTCCTTTGATATGTATATATTATAACAGATAATTAATTAAAATTATCGATAGCCGTTCCACCATCATATGTTGCTTCAAATGATGCTGTATTGTATAGTCCTGCACTTACAAGAACACCTGGTTCGTTATATGCTCCACCACTAATAAAAGTACTTACGATTAAACCACTTCCATCAATTGCTGTATCGTGAATGTGATCCTGAAGAACTTCTGCATCTTCAAGAGTAGCCATTGGATACCAAGTTCCATTGTAGTAAACATGAAGTCTTTCAGTTAATGTATCAAACCATAATCCACCATTACTTGGTGAAACTGGGGCTGTTGCTCCAGAGGGAATTGTTGGTGATCCTACTGCTGTATCTACATAAAGTTTTGTAGCAGCATGTGCATTTTGAGTAGGTGTGGCAACTGTAACAACATCTCCGAAAGTACCGCCTAGCGCTACGTTCAAACCATGTTTGACTTTAAAGTCTTTATTTACGGTTGCCACAATCTACCTCTTTCTAATTATGCTTCGATGTAAACTTTGTTTACCTTAACAACAGTATCTGATGATGCACCAGTTACCTGAAGTAGAACGTTTCCACTGTCATAAACAGCGTTTGTTGTTCCAAGTTCAGTATTGCTAATTACATCTGCATACTCTGTTAAGTAAACGTTGTTGTTTCCATCTACAGTAACTAATAATTCAATTACTTCAATATTCCCTGCTTTTTTCATCTGAACAATATATTTTGCAGATGAATATGTGGTTGCTGACCATGAATCAATTGTAGTTGCTGAAGTAGATGCTGTTGCTGTAGCAGTACCAAGTAAGGCATCTGTAAGAGTTACAGAACCTGCGTTGACTCCTGCAAATGTTGGTGTTGCTCCTGAGTGTAAATCTTGTGGACCAGATAATGTAATTGCACCAGTTGATGCAGTTGCACTAATTTGATTTGCTG